CTTTTTCAACATGCTTCTGGAGTTCAGAAGGTTCTGTTCCAAAAGCATCATTTAGTCCATCAAAAGGATTTGCCATATTTAAATTGCCTCGTCAGCTCCACTTACAGGATTACGTTTCTTGTTATCAGAGAAGTCTTCATCGACAACACCGAATCCGAAATCATCATCTGCATCTGCTGTAATAGGATCTGGTTGAATGGTATAACGAACCTCTCTGGGTGCAGATGTAGTATCGGTATTTGTATAGTAATCTGTGATGACCTTTTTGATGACTTTTGCATCGGTAACAGGACCGTACAGATATGTCTTTACAGTAAACTGCAGAGTATAAATGATTGCTCTACGAGTTTGAAAGTTATTCTCGTAGTCATCGTCATAGTCAACACTATTTAAGACGACAGGTACATCTTTCGTTTCATCAATCTCAGGAACTAACTTTACAGCGAGGTTGAAGTGAGGTTGAAAAAATGGAAGAATCTGCTCAAGAATCTGTAAACCGTCTTCCTGATTCTTAGAAATGATTGCTAGTTCAAATGAGAGATTGTAAGGAACGGGCATGTATGCCTGCTTATTTTCATCAGTATCTTTAGCAAACATGATCTTTTGTGTAGGCGATACCTTCCTACTAGGATCGTACTGAATACCATTAATCTCAAAAGAGATTCTAGGAAGAGTGATTTGAACTCTCTTGTTTGTAGGATCAGGATTCTGATCAAGACGTGCTAGGAACTTCTGCTTTGGACCATATGCCAAAGGAACTTTCATCACATCGTTACTACGACGCAACTCAATATTATTGAACAGTGTGCCGAATGCAACAACTGTTCTTCGGAAAATCTCGTGATATGAATATGTGCCTAACATCAGATTGTAGTGTCAGTAGTGGACCCAATAGAACCAAAGGGATTACCTTCGGTGAAGTCGATAATATCGTCGTCTTCAGTCTCAAACGAGTAGTTCTGATCAATACTATCAGCAGTATTTGTATTATTTAGAGTGTTATAAGACTCAGGACTCCAGAGAGCACCAGAGGTTAAACCCTTCACGGTTTCTGCAGTATTGAATGTACCTGTACGATTGATCACCTGAAGTTCTCTTGTAGAACTATTCCAGGACTTGACTTCTGCTCTACTGTCTTTGGGACTGTAGTCAATCGTGACAGTTGGTGTAGAAGTATAACCAGACCCAGCATTTGTGATAGTGACGCCAGTAACAATCCCAGCAGCAGAAACTGTAGCAGTCGCTGTAGCACCACTTCCCCCTCCTCCTGTAATAGTGACTGTAGGTGGCAGAGCAGACTTATAGTGCTCTCCACCATCTGTAACTGTAATACTTGATAGTGATAAATCTGCCGTATCAACAAATCCAGTAACTGAATAACTAAAGTAATTATATGATGCAACGTCACTAGCACGGATTACTCTTTCAAAAGTTCCATCTAAACTATAAACATATGCGGCACCAGAAGAAGCTGTAAGGTTAAATGTCCCATCATCACCAGTAGCACCAACAATAATCTTACCATTTGATATGGCAACAGAACTTCCAAATGAATCATAGTATTCACCATTCGTAATCTTGACTTCATTAGTTCCGTCTAAATCATAAATGTAAACTGCTCCCTGATTGGTATTACCACCGCTGACATCATAAAAAGGAGCAGCAACGGCAATCTTATTGTCTCCGATAGCAACTTTTAACCCAAAGTTATCATAAGCCCCAGGATCATCAGAAGCAGTAATCTTGACTTCACCAGTTCCGTCTAGGTTATAAACATAAACAGATCCAGATGAAAATCCATCATCATCATCAAAAGGAGCACCAACAACAATCTTATTATTTCCTACGGCAACGAATTCCCCAAAATGATCACCATCAGAACCATCAGAAGCAGTAATCTTGACTTCATTAGTTCCATCTAGATCATAAACATATACGGCACCATTGAGGTTGTGATCAGGAGAACCAACGACAATCTTATTATTTCCTACGGCAACTGTTTCCCCAAAATCATCCTGAGCATTACCATCAGAAGCAGTAACCTTGATTTCACCAGTTCCGTCTAGGTTATAAATGTAAACCGCTCCCTGATTATAATTGATAGGGTTAGTACCAGCATCATATTCGGGAGCACCAACAACAATTTTATTATTTGCTGCGGCAACTGAATATCCAAACTGATCATAGTCCCCAGGATCATCGGAAGGAGTAATCTTGACTTCACCAGTTCCATCTGGGTTATAAACATATACTGCTCCTCTATAAGTATCATCTCCACTAGCAGCAACAATAATCTTATTACCGTCTGAAGCGACCGATTGTCCAAAACGATCACTATCGGATCCATCAGAAGCAGTAATCTTGACTTCATTAGTTCCATCTACATTATAAACATATACTGCTCCCCTGAAGGTGTTAGGTCCAACCGCACCAGTTACTACTTTATGAGTGGCTTCAGTAACGGCTGTCGCTGTAGCAAGGAACTGATTACCAACGATCTCTTCACCAACAGTAAAGTCTCCTGTGCCACCAGGATCCATGATCAACTTAATAGAGTTGGCAAATGCAGTTTCAATAGCATCAATCGCTGCAACACCAGTGTCGAGTTCTTCGTCGCTGTACTCGAAGAGTTCGCATTGACACTCCCAGACATATCCTTTGCCCAGTTGATAGAAAGGTCTTTCTGCTTCTACAAACTGAATCTCAAAGAGATGCTTTGTTGTGGGGAACCAAATAAGATCTCCTTCATTAGGGCGACCCTCAACATTCAACGTAGCATTATCATCTACCTTCTCTTCAAACTTTTTGCGAGAGAAAATAAAAGTTGTCTTATCTTCAATCCTGACACCAAACTTGCTGAGAAGTTCTCCTTGACCTTCCCAACCTTCTACGTTATTGACATATGCTCTAACTGCTAGTGCTTGGGTGAAAGAACTATTTTCAACCTCTTGGAAAATAGTGTCTCTATTAACGTAAGTTCTTGGTAGGTAGTAAATATCCTGACCATAGAGTTCAATACTCTCTACAATCAGGTTCTCCATAAATGTCTGCTCTTGTGCAGAACCATTTAAGTTTAGTCGGCAACTGCTTGTATAGTCCGACTGGATACAGTTTTCTGGGGGATCGTTTCTATAAGTCATATCAACCGATTAAATCCATTGGAGGGAGTTCGTATTGATCACGAATTTGTTGTTCAAGGTCTGTCTTAAACTGACTTGCATCTTCAAGAATACGACGACCATTTAGAGTTACGCCACCAAGCATTTGAACACCATCATACTTACTTAGGTTACGACCCCACTGCTGTTGGAAGAGTGCCTCAACATAGTCTTTTAACCATGCATCATTAAACATTGCAGTATAAGTTTCGGGATCTTGACGCATCATAACTTCAACTAAGATAAAATCTCCAGACTGAAGATCGCCCCAATCAAAATCAAGATATAATCTTCTCTGATATTCATTGAATCTAACTCTGCGATTCATAGCGGAGTTTGTTACCCAATCAAGTGTCTCAAGATATTGAGATGTCATAAAGTAGTGCAGAATGTGACCATGCGTCATTGCATAGATATCATTCAAGAAAATCTGATATTTGATATTAAAGATATTTCCAGGAACAACGCTAGAAGCACCAATCTGACTATAAACATGATTAACTGCTAAAACTCCAGGAGGAAGATCTACAAATTCTTGCCCTTCATACCAGTCTGTCGAACCCATCTGGGTTGTAGATTGGGCAGCAGTTTTGATAGCATCAGTTACTTCAATCTTGATAAATGCTTTATAACTTCCGTTATAAGCAAACTCTTGAAAGTAATCGATTGCTTCTTCGATTAGGTCATCCAACTGCTCGTCACATACGTTAATGTCAATGGCAGGATAACCTAATCTACGAAGAGCGTAGTTTTTTAACTCTGTCTTAGAGGCGGGTCTAGTAGCGGACATTTGTTATCAACCGAATGTAGAGATTGTGAGGTTAGTTACATTACCAGCGGAAACGGTCTCAGTCTTCTTGAAGAAACCATCAACATTATCAACAGTGACAGAAGTTGCACCCAGTGCTGTAATCACTGCAGTTGTTCCAGAAGTACCACCAGTCAAAGTTTGACCGATTTCCATTTCCTTGACAGTGAGAACATCAATAGTTGCATTCAATCCACCAGCAGCGATTGTGATAGTGTCTCCAACTATATAACCAGAACCATCATTATTAATGGCGACTGTAGTAACAGCACCAGCAACAGCAGTGATGTCAACAGTTAAACCAATACCAGATCCTGTTGTAGTGGTGGGAACACCAGTTGCTGAAACATATCCAGTGCCACCAGAAAGTGATGCTGCATCAAATGCGACAACATCACCAGGAGTAGGATCACTAGAAAGATTCAGAACCAAAGTGGTGGTAGTAGCAAGATTGTTCAGCATTGCTCTCAGTTGCTCATATGCATTATCGAGTTTGTCCTGAACTCTTGCTTCTGTATAGTAAAGGTTGGTTCCTTCAGACAGATCAGTTGTAGACTTAGCAGTAAATCCTGCATCAACTCTTGCATCAGCACGAGCCTCTGTGTAGTACAGATTAGTACCCTCTGCCAGATCAGCAGTATCATGATTTGCCAGACTGGAAACAGTTCCTGTCACATCACCAGTAACGTCACCCGTTACATCGCCAGTAAGATTACCAGTGACATTACCAGTGACATTACCTGACAATGCTGCAGTGATTGTACCAGCAGCAAAGTTACCAGACGCATCACGAAGGACAAGGTTATTTGCCGCGTTGGTGGACGCAGAAGCGACGTTAATCGTGATGTTACCCGAAACACCATCGCCGTTAGTAATAGTGATACCAGAGGATGCTGTAGCGGTTACAGAGCGTTGTGCGTAAGTATTAGCAGCAGTTCTTGCTACGAGACCAGTACCACTCATTGCAGCGAGTGCAGTAATGTCTGCATCACTGTAAGATGTTGTGATACTTACATCAGAAGATCCGTTGAAGGATACCGTGCCAGTAACAACACCCTCAAGGATAATGCTTCTTGCAGTCTGCAGAGTCGTTGCTGTGGAAGCATTACCCGTCAGAGCAGCAGTGATAGTTCCTGCAGAGAAGTTACCAGAAGCATCGCGATTAACAACTGTAGATGCAGTGTTTGCACTTGCGGTTGTCATACCATCCAGAAGATCGGCATTCAGATTGTTGATCTTGGTCGTGTTGGGAATGACCAGAGCAGGACCAGAAGAAACCTGAGAGATGATTTGACCATCTACAGTTAAGGTGCCGTCAACGTTGGCATTGGCATCAATATCAAGAGATGTGCCAGACCCAGTAAGGTGCAGACTACCAGCACGAAGATCACCATCTGTACCAGAGATAACTTCAGAAGAATTTGTTGTATCGCTTAAGAAGACATATTCTAAGGACGATCTGTCAAGTCCGAAGAAACCAGTTTTCGCAGAGCTGTCGTAATAACGGAATTCAACACCACGATCCTTAGCGTCGTTAGACGCTGGTGCTGTGTCACCACCCAGAGTAATAATAGGGTCATCGAGAGTTGTGACCGTAGAGTTGACAGTAGTGGTTGTGCCATTGACTACGAGATCTCCACCGACAGTAAGTGTATTATGTAAGGTTGCATCACCAGTGCTGTTGTCAACATAGAATGCATTTCGGTTGTTGACAGAATCATAAACATAGAAGTCGCCACCGACCCAGGAGTTCTTCTCAACTCTTGCACCACCTTCAGTAATAAGAGCGACTGTGTTATCAGTATAAGAAGTTGCATCAGTAGTATTGGAGATTGTGACGCGACCACTAAATCCAGTGTTACCAGACTGTGTTGTAGCACCCTTAATGGTGAAGTCACCATAAACGGTCATGTCTTCACCGACTGCCAGGTTCTTGGAGATACCAACACCACCAGAGAATCGTGCAGCACCATCCAGAGTGATAGAGTTGCCAGTAATCGTTTGTTGTGTGTTTCTAGTAAATGTAGCAACATCAGAAACGCCCAAGGTGTCATTAATCTGAGTTGCATCACCAACAGTCAGAGTACCGATGATATTTGTGTTGCCATTATCAGTATCAACACTAAACTTGGTTACGCCAGAACCATTATTGATGTTTAGAACTTCATTATTACTTTGAATGATCAAAGAATCGTTGATAGTTGTCTGACCTGAAACAACCAGAGTGTTGCTCAAGGTTGTTGCACTAGTAACTTCAAGTGTAGAACTTAAAGTTGTTGCACCGTTAACAGACAGTGTACCAGCAGTTGCAATATTACCACTAGAAGACTGGACGGTCATTTTATCTAAAATACCGTCTCTAACTGCAAAGTCTGCATCTACATCCAGGGTGCCATTGAAGTTTACATTACCTTCAGCGAGTAATGTACCTTCAATAACAGTATTACCAGTTGCAGAAGCAACAGTAAACTTATCAGTTGTGCCAGTTCTTACAGCAAAGTCTGCATCAACATCTACTGTGCCGTTGAACTCAGAGTTACCAGCAACATCCAGTGTGCCTTGGATATCAGTGTTACCAGATGCACCAAGGACAGAGAACTTAACGGTGTCTCCACTATTCTCTTTACCAACAAACAGACCTTCACCAGCACCTGTACCACCGACATGGAGAGTAGTTCCGATACCACCACCGCCATATACTCTCAGGTTAGAGGTGCCGTGACGTGCATAGTTAGGAGTATATTCTGCAGAAGTACCTGTACGCAGTTTATAGCGGACCTGCAGATAGTTTTGTTTGTTGAATACCTCACTAACACTTTCTTTCTGAACAACCTGACCGTTTACATAAACATCAGAGTTGAACATGAAGTCGCCTTCGATGTATCCACCACCATCAAATCGGAATGCACCATAATCATTATTCTGAATCTCATAGAGACCAGTGCCATTATTCAGAGCAATATCTGGTTCTGCGGTGCTCTCAAGATAAGTAAATCCAGAAACATTCAAAGTATTGTTGAGATCCAGAGCACCTGTCAGTGTTGTATTACCAGTAACTCCAAGAGTACCAGCAACAGTTGTGTTACCAGAAGCAGCAACAACGTTGAACTTATTAGTATTGACGTTGAGATTACCAGTTACATCCAGGATACCAGCAAGAGATCCGTTACCAGTTGTAGATTGGAACTCAACCTTCGTAGTTCCAGATCCATTATTCAGTTGCAGAGTCTTAGAAGCACCTTGGATGACCATATTGTCATCGAAGCGGGAAGTGCTATGAACTCTGAGAGTGTTATCAATATCAACCAAACCACCAATGTTGACATCCTGACCAATACCAGCACCACCAGCAACTACAAGGTCACCAGTTGTATTGGAAGTTGAGTTAGTGTTAGTTGTAAGTTTTACATTACCAGCAATAATACCAGAATCAGTACCACTAAAGACTTCGGAAGTATTTGTAGCAGCGTGAAGGAAACGATAACCACCTTCATGACCACCCAAATCAGTGTAGTTAGTATCCCAACCATAGAAACCTAAACGTGCTGCAGAGTCATAATAACGGAACTCAACACCACGATCTTTGTTATCATCAGAAGCAGGAGCAGTGTCGCCACCCAGAGTAATGATGGGGTCATCGACCTGCAGGGTTGTGCTGTTTACAGTAGTGGTAGTGCCATCGACTTGGAGGTCACCCCAGACACGAACGGTGCCAGTTACAGCACGGTCATCGCCAGGGTCAAGATTCAGTGTGGTACTTGTTGAAGCAATATAATTGTCTTGGAACGTTGTATTTTCTACACGGACTTTACCTGCAGCATCAGATGCATAAATTTCTACAGCATCTTCTGCGTTGATAAAAATCTTACTAGTTCCAGAACCTGCATTAACTGCAGCAAGTGTAAGATTTCTATTAGATGCTGTATTATTAGACAGACCAATAGTTAAGTTACCATCACCAGTTTTAGATATTGACTGAGCAACAGCACCATCGAGAGTGATATCAGGATCACTGAAGTACGAGCGTACATTGACATCCAGTTCACCACTGCCACCGTCACCTGTATTATTAGCCCCAACGAGTAGATTGCCGCTCGTGTCATTAACTTTGATATAGTTAAGATAGTTGAATCCTCGGTATCCAGTGGTGCTAGTAAGTTCTTGATCAAGTTCAAAATCTTCTTTTGTATTTCCATCAGCAAAAGAAATCCTATTATTCTGTAGTTGAGTATTATCAACACCTAATGCAGCGATGGTGACATGCCCGTTGCCGTCAACATCGAAATCTTCCTGTGCAAAGGAAGCCAGTCCCTTCTGTTCCGTTGCTTCAGCCGCGAGGTAACGCCATGATCCAGAATCACCACTGGAATGAGTAGGAGCACCAGCACCAGCACTAATGTCCGCAATCGCTTGGTATACCTTCGATGCATTCTGAATGATTGCATATCTAGAGTAAGCAGTCCCTGCATCATAGTTAGGATACTTACTACCCTCAGTAGCAGTAGCAATAGGTACATTTGTTGCACTGGTTAATCTACCATAAGCATCAACTGTAAACTTAACAGCATTTACAGTTTCCGTGCCAAAAGGTTCGTTATTACTTCCTAGTGCAGATACTGATGTTAACGATTCGGTATTATAATCACCATCAACAACAGCAGTAGTGATCATATCAATAGTGGGGTTACCACTAATACCACCACCATCGTTTACAGAGATTCTTGTTGCCGTACCTGTAATGGTACGAGTTGCCATCGTATTAGTAGCAGTTCTACTAATCAAACCCTGAGTGGTAAGATTAGCAACTGCTTGAAGATCTAAGTCATATGGTTGAGCACCAGTTCCTTCAATATTGGTATTCAATCCATACTCGGCAAGAGTTGTTGGATTTGAAGCATTAATGACCCTACCCTTAGCATCTACAGTAACTTTTGTATAGGTAGCTGAAGAGTCTGGTGTGTTGTCGTGGTGGGGAAGAGTTGCAACTAAATCCAGAATAGACTGGATTTGAATGTTTTGCGATCCATCAAAAAGTGCTGCACCATCAATATCACCAGTTAACTGGATCTGTCTAGTAGAAGCAAGTCTAGAAGCAGTAGCAGAGTTACCAATCAAAGTTGCAGTGATTGTACCCGCAGCAAAGTTGCCGTCAGCATCTCTTTGAACCAGAGTGCTTGCCGTATTTGAGATGGATTCAATCGGGCGTTCATACCTTAGAGTATTCCACGCCGTTACACCATCACCAATCTTAAAACGACCAGTATCAAGTTCGATTCCCAATTCGCCCTGGGCAAGGATAGGATTAGCGTTTGCCCACTCTTGAGCACCACCACGTCTTAACTGAATTCTATTTGCCATTGTTTACGACAACTCTAAGAGATTATGCTTCTGAGTTATTTATGCCATTAAAAAAGGGGGCATTATCCCCCTTGGTATTATTCTGCAGTTTCCACTTCATCAACCACCTCTTCATCGGGTGGTGCTGACATAGTTTCTGGATTATAGTATTCCAGTGTTTCAATAGCACCTTGAAGTTTCAGTGCAGTCACTTCATTCTCTTTGATCCTCTCTGCAAGTTTCTTGTTTTCTTCAACCAATGCAGAAAAACGCTCCCTAAACTGTCGAAGCATTTCTGGTTGGGTTGTTTGTTCAATTGCCATGATGTTTATTTTGATTTTGGACTAACGTTAGTAAGAGCGATTTAATATCGTTCATTTCAGATTTTAGATCAGAAACCTCTTTTTGTAAAGCTTTCTTTTCCTCAAACTCTTTGTGTCTTTTATTGTAAGACGCCATATATTTATCATATTCATCAACGTTGCCATTGATGATAGCATTGGAGGAGGGATCTCTAAATAATCCCTCCTTTCCGTCTACTGGAATCAGATTTTCAAAGTCGTTCATTAGGTTGCGAGTGCAATGGCACGTAAATCAGCGATAAGGGGTACTCTTGCTTGACTGGAAGATCTCATAACAATCTTCAACTGGAATGCGTTGAAGTTCAGACCACTAACTTCATAGTAATAATCCTTCCAAAGAATCTCTTCGTTTGGTGAAGAATCATACTGAAGTGGAACTGCCATCAGAGTCCAACCAATAGAATCAATATCTTCGCTAGTTCCTGTCTGGAATGCTCTGTAATAGATTCTAACTTCTGCCTCGGGAGGACGAGACATCTGGAAATCAACTCTGATAGATCTAGATTCTCTAATCAATCTAGCAAGTCTTGTAATATATACACAATCATTTTGATCGCCTAGTGGGAGTTGCGAAACATCTTGTGTTCTGTCAATCTGACCTTGTTGACCGTAAGGAGAAGGACCACCTGGCCATTCGTTGATTCTATTTGATGTTGTGATCAAAGAACATCTATCAAGGTCAACAACTGGAGAAAGCGTAGACTTAGTAGTAGAAAGATCAATCAACATTGTGAGTGATTTTTCACCATCAAGTTTTGCTAACTCATTGACTTCCGAACAAACCATTCTTGGATTGGGGAAGAAGTTGAGATCATTAAGAGTAACTGGTACATAAGCACCGTCGTTAACGAATGATGCTTGGTCACGAGGAGAAGATCCTCCTTCACCACCACCATCACCGACAGAGGTTGCACTAGTAGTATTGATTCTAGCAGTAATATCAGTTTCAGGAAGATTCATTACAGAAATAGTTGGTGTCAAAGTCTCAAACTGAGTATTTTGTGTTGCGAATACTGAGTTACCTCCAGCACGAATGCCGTTATTTGCAACACCTTGCATTTGAAGCATGTAAGTATCCATCCAAGGACATTCAAGACTTGTATGTGTCTTATTGATATCGATCAATGGAATACCATCCAAACTGTAACACTCAACTACAGATCCAGATACATGCGTTGTATCTGTAGTTCCATCAGATCCTCTACCAGAAGTAGCAACCGTGATTGTCTTACCATCGCTAGAAATAGCGTTGTATTTAATAATCTCATCATTGATCTTAACATATCCAGGATTTGCATCACTGATTGCAGATCCATTAACAATCCTATGGAAAGCGGTTGCATTATCTACAGAAATAGTAGTTGCTGCAGCGGCTAACGCACTAGTTAAGGATGTGTTTGAAATTTCAGAGACAACACCTTCAATCTTTACATTATTTGTCCTGCTATGCATACCATGATTTCTATGGTAGATCAAGATTTCTTGCTCATCATTTGCGTAGGAAGGTGCTTGAGAGAGGTACGCACCGAAAGAGTCACCACTTTCCGTCGATGACGTTACTGTAGCAGTCCATCCACCTGGTTCGGACACAGTTTCAGTATCTGTAAATGCACCAGTAATATAATGAAGAACCAGATTAGCAGAACCGTCCCAAGTTTTAACAATACCAACAGATCCAGAAGTAGCACCAGTAACAACATCACCAACTTCTAGAGTTCCAGATACATTACCTACAACCATAGTTGCCAATGCTTCAGAAGAACGAACTAGGAAAGTGGTAGAAGTTCCCTGCAACCAGTTTCCAGTAACATCATTAACAGTGACTGTATCTGCAACAGTGCCTGAGGTAGTAGAAGAAACTACAGTTGCCTCTGCATTAGAAGTTAACTGCTTCAATCTAGCACCTTGACTAAAGGTATATTGAGTTGCTGCAGGACCAGCGGTAAGAACCAGTTTTGGTTTGATAGTCTGAATAGGATTATCAATCAATCTGTGAACACCATTATTACCCTTACCTTGAGGTGTGTTGTTCAGAGCAACCGTTCCAGTTGTCGCTGTAAAGTTTGCACGATAAACTGTAAACTTAAGGTCTTCATATTGATCAGCAGTCCAAGTAGATGCGTTCTGTGACTTAAATAAAGTACCCGCATAAGGTTGTTCAGAGATTGTTCTAGTTCCAGAAACATCTACATCACCCATCCTAGAGATCCAGACTTGATATTCATTAGAGTCGGACAGAAGAACAAAACAGTATTCAACTGAAGCCTTAATGTAAACAGGTGCTTGGAATGTGAATCTTGTGGGAACAGCAGCAGTTTCGGAAATGTCAATCGTATCTGGAGTGATTGTTACATCAGAGAAAGGAAGAATAGTCTTAGTTGGATAACCATTTTCCATTGTTCTGATTTGCATCGAGATAGGAATGTTATCATCTTTGGTATTAAAGAAGATATCAACACCACTCAAGAATACACCACCCTCTTCCTCAACAATAAAGGATTGGGCAAGAGGGTCATACCAACCAATCTGACGTGTTTCAGTTCTAGTTGTTTGAACAACTCTTTCTTCACTAACTGTATCTCTAACAATCTCAGCATTTCTTACAGCAAGAATATTTTCTTGAACAGTTTGGAGTGTTCCTGTTGCAGAATATGTACCGTCTGCAGAAGAATCTACTTCTCCAGGCGATCTGCTATTTGTTTCAGATGTTGTAAATCTTACTCTTCTAGTTCCAGTTGCCCAACGTGGATTTGCATCATTCTTAGGATCGGGGACAAAAAATGTACCCTGCAGATTACCAACGTTATCACTTAAAAGACGACGATCTTTGACAACAGCGACTGCACCAGAAGTTTGACCAACTAAGAGTTCGCCAACCTGAGCATTACCGAAAAAGTCAGGAGAGACCGTCTCAGAGATTGCAGCGATGTCATGATTCAAGAATGCAGTTTGAGAAGAATAAGATGTTGGAAGAGTCTCCTCTCCTTTGCCATATGGGTCAGTTTTATATCCATCATCGGGTGCAACTACTTTAAGTTGACATCCAGATGTTTGACCGATTACAGTTTCACCAACAACGAAGGGAGTTTCATTCGTTCTGGAATCTGTAGAGGAGTTCTTAATAAGTTCAATAACTTTTGGTGTAATGTAGTTAGTGATGTTTACACCATCAAAGAACGCATACATTCTCGTGCGAGGTTTCAGACGATCAACGTTGAAACCAATGTTACGGGAACGAATCCAAGGAATTGAACTACGAGAAAGAACCGTATCACCTAAAGATCTACGCTCAATCTTAGGAATAACTCTGGTACGAACACCTTGACGTGCTTGATTGTTAACAACACGGAAAGTACGACGTTCATGGAGATAGAACAGACCTTGACGACGCTGACCGTGACCAGCACGACCCAGCTGACGACCGACGCCATATGTACCAGAAGTTGATGTTGCTTGAGTTCTAGAAGTTAATGTTTCGCCAGTCCAGTTGGTCTGCCAAGATCCCCACTGA